TTTTAAACTCCTCTTTAAATTCAGTATATTCGTTTGCATCCTTAAATGCTTTACGAACTGAAAATACTGAACCAGCATTAGCAGGAACACTAACTACTGAAATCTCTAGTAGCTCTAAATCTTTAATAAAGAATATATCTCTTTCTTCATCGTATTCTGCATCTTTTACTCTAAAACCAACAGAAAAAGTTTTTAATATACCATCTTTAATGAATGTTAAAATATTACCTGCCGCTTCAGAAATTTTAGCTACTACTCTCAATCCTTTCGCATCTATGGAATGTTCTATTACTGTACCAATAGGCTTAGTATAATCATGAAACGCTAGTACAATAGGGTTTGACATATAATTAGCCATACCACCTTTAGCCCACGCTTCCTCTAAAACAATATCACCAACTCTATCTTTTTCAGTAGTGTTCGCATATCCTTCGATTACGATAGAATTATCTTCTTCATCTAGCTGTTTTACTGTAAAATCAGCTGTTAATGAAAATTGTTTATCACTCATGTTTATAATTCCTCGTTTTTCTCAAGGTTATTTTCAGCCTCCCATATTAAATAATTTAGGAGTCTTACTCTACCTGCTTGCTGTGCTTCAACATCTTTAGATCCCTGTCGCACAGCATTGTCGTAATGCCACTTCTCTTCATCTCTTAAATTTAATAGATAAGAAAATAAAGTAGAAGCACATTTTCCACCAATATCAAGTTTCTTCATCGTCGCTTGGTCTTCCACCTTCTGATGGTTGAGCGGCACTACCTGCGATATTAGCTGGAATTCTTAGTTTACCAGATGATTCATCAGCGTCCTCTGGATATCTTAAATTAACTCTAGCCTCATTAGGAGTAATAATACCTCCATTTACCAGGCCAACATAATAATCTGACTCTTCCTTTAATTCTGGACGTAAGGCCAACACATCTTGTGTAACTGGTTTAATATCATAACCAAAAAAGAATTCAAGGCCTGCCACTAACCTATCTACTATTGGTAAAATAGTATTAGTATAAAACATTTTTTGATTGGGCGTTATATTTGCGTTATTTCCAGAATCTAATAATAAAGGAGGAACTCCGATAGCTTTTAGTATCTTTCGTTCTTGAGTATCAATACTATCTCTAAAATCTAACTCTCTAAAATCGGTATGACCTAAGTTTTTAATATCAAAGTCTCCGTCTAAAACTACTGGTCTCTTTCCTCCAACCTTTGGATTATATTTTTGCATCCACTCCATAACAATTCTATCTTTTATTCTTTTTGATAGAGTATTAGGTGTTTTAAGTACTAAACCAGGAATTGCGTTATTCTTAAAGAAATTACGCTGAAACTCTAGCATTGAAGATAGTGTATTTATAGCTGGAAGTGCAGATAATAATCTAGAATCTCCTCTATAAATAGTTCTTGCTGAATTTTCTTTAACAAAAATAATTTCTTCTGGCTTAAATGGAGTATCTTTATACTTATACCCTTTAATCCATGTTTTCTTATCTCCTATAATCTCAACATTTTGTGCTGGTAGATGAAATAAATTCATTCCATCAAAGTATATAAAGATATTACCTTCTAACAGCATATCCATATATAACTCTCTTTTGAAAGTATCAGCGTTTTGATAGGGATTTGGCTTAAAGTTAAGAAGTTTATTTAAACGTTCTTTAGTCATTCGAGAGTCTTTACTAGGAACAACTTGTCCGACGTCTCTTAACTTATTTGCAATATCAAAATCAACTCCAGCAGCAGAATCTACAGTAAGATTAACGCCTCTATTAACAACATCTAATTCTAGATATGCTTTTCTTACTGTCCATACACTAGTACTATCATGCGTTTCACCATAATCTAGCAGTATTTCATCTTGAGCCGGGTTTAACTTTTCTCTTATATAATCAAGAATTCGCATTATTCTCTTTCTCTCTTTGAATATTTACCCACCTCTTTTGCTTTTGTGCAGTTGCTAGTGAGGGTGATTTACCATAAATTTTATGTAATCTATCCATATGATGATATTTACACAAAGTAACTGTTTCATCATATATCTCTGTGTGATGTGCTGCTTTAAACTGCTCTCTATAATCTAGTATATCTTGTACAGTTTTTATTGTGATCTTTGCTTTTTTCTTAAACTTATTCCACAAAGCAGTTAAAGAATAATAGTGATGAAACTGTAAATTTTCTGTAGTTCCACAAATGTAACACTTATCATCTTTTTTATATGATGACTTAGCTAAGTCCCTTATATATTTTATTTCATCCCTTTTTAATTCAGTGCTCATTCTTTAACTCCCTTAAGAAGTCGGGGGCTCCTGCCCCCGACGACAATAAGACTACTTACCTAATCGCACCTGGAGGTAATTCTTTTTTATTAGCCTTTTCCTCCACCTCGGCGAGTTCTTTTGTTACACGCTCTTTTTTCTCGTCTGCTAAACCTCTAATGTAATCTGCTACTGCAGCTTTAACAATCATGTTAATATCCATAGAAATTTGATTGGCTTGAGAATTTGTTAGAGTAGGATACTCTAAATCCTCTTTACTGCGATAACGAGAAAGGCGCCCATTAGAATCGCTTTGCTCCATCTCAATAAGCATAGTTAGTTTTAGTTCGTTGTCTTTTGCTTCTTCCATTATCGTGCCCCACCTGCACTAATTGCAGAACGTGGTCCATAAGCACTACCAGGCTCAGCTGTTTCTGGTAAGTCAAGGAATGGACGATTTTCAATTTCAGCAAGCATTTTTTCTAGAGTGTCTAGATTATTCATTGCTCGATCAAAATCGAAAGATACAAGTGAACCAGCCATACCAGCAGATTGTGACTTAACAAGCTCTACAGCTGTTAGTAACCATTTTTCTGCAAGCATTTGAGTAGCTTCATTAAGTGGAACCTGATTTCCGTTTACATCAGTTGTAAATGTAATATACTCTTTACTAAAATCAACTGGCATATCAGTTGGGTGAGTAGCTGGATTATCAGGAATTGGCTTAGCATTTAATGCAGTAACCATATCTTTAGCATATGCAATATATGACTGCTGACGCTGAATTGCGTGAACATCTAAACCATTACTATGAGCTGCTGAAGGTTCTTTAGCAATAGTTGCTCCAAACTCAAACATAGCCTTTACTACTGTACGAAGTTCGTGGTTGCGGTTGTGATAAATTGTAAATAGTGACGAAATTGCCATGATGTTTTTCTCCTAGATTAAAATAATTTTGTTAACAAAAATACCTAATTATGTCGATAAACCAAGCGCATTCGAAGGTTTTTACAACATTAACTTTACCTAGTTATACTAGGTGGGAGGCCCGTTGTTCCCTAACAATAGTCCCCCAATAAACTATTACCATTCAGTACTAAATACTGGTACATATCCAATTAATGTACCATTTTTATCATAAATTGGCAATGCAAAGTCAGAGTTTGTTGGTACAGCATTAGTATTTGCTGAAGGTGCATTTACACCCTGTAAAATTTCATTAATAGCTGCACTTGATAGTGTCTCTTTAGCCATTTATATCTCCTAAATTACTTAAGTCCTAAGAATTTTGCCACCGTAAGAATTTTCTTCTGTACAAAATTACCAAAGGATCCTGTTACATTGTGGTCTGCTAAATCAGCGTCCCATATACTTTCTTCAATATCTGTTTTAGATAATGGGCCTGTTACCGTTTCATTAATTAGGTTAAGGCCACCATTAATTATTCCACTTTTTAAATAATTACCGGAAGAGTCAATGACTTTTCCTATACCCCTAACTACTATTGTACCTGCAGTACATGTAGAATCTATTATTACTTGTCCTGAATTTAAATCTATGCTGGTACTAGATGTATCTGTTTTATCTATTAATTTAATACCGCCGTTATAATTACGGATAGCTAATGGTGTATCCTGAATTCCGCTAACACCATTCATATCTAATACGGGGGTACTCACTCCCGGCACTCCAGAGTAACAATTTAGGAAATGAGCAGTATCGCTACCGCCTAAACTAATTGTTCCTGGATTTATCATACATTGATATATAAAACCGTTGATATAATTTAAATCTTGTATAACACAATTTCTAAGTATTGTCCCACCATCTAGATTTCCAGAAATGGTTGCTTCTAATATCTCGCAACCTATAGTATCAGCACCAGAATTTATTGTTATACTTGTACTAGCAGGATTTATACCTGTAAGAGCGTACCCTTCAATATTATCTCCGGTATCTAGTACTATATTATTCATTATATGAAAAGTAGTAAATCCTCTCGCTTCAGCTATTAATTTAGCATCAGGAATATTATTTACTGGTCTACGGTGGGTTCCAATAGGGTATATAGTACCACTTTCTCCATTTATTACATCTACATGAACTTGATTTCCATACTCACCATATTCAATAGCTTGTGAAGTTACAAGTCCAGCAGAGTTAGCTGAACGAACAGATACTTGGTTAACATTAGTTACGTCCCCAACATTTGAGTTGGCGCCGAATAGATTAACAGCGTATTGCCCATCTTCAAATGTAACTGTATAGCCATTGATAATCTCAATAACTCTCGCTAGCTCTACCCCACCTACCGTAACTGTAGTATTATGGCGATGTGTATCTAAAAAAGGCACACCCTCGAATGGATCATCTTCTAAATCTTTTAAGCTTAAACGAAACCAGTTTAGGTCCATAGATCTAATTTCGGTCGGAACAGATTGTACAAGTGTTAAATCGGCTTTAGGGACATTAATAACTTTAGTTGTCCAATTTACTGTTATAGCCATATATTAACTCCTTACAGTTGGTCCAGTTCCTCCTGTTAATGCCCTAAGAACCTGAAGATGTTGTGTAGTTTCTTGTAAATTAGTTTTTAACATAACAATTTCAGACTGTAAATTACGTATCTGATGATGTTGTTCATCTAAACGTCTATTCATATGATTAAACGCTTCTTGCAGTACTGCAAAATTCTTTTTCGTTGGTTCATCCATATTTATTCATCCGGAATCATTACCGCAGTAGCAGTAAGTCCTGTAGTAGAACTTATTGTACCAGCTATTGGTCCTTGCTTATAAAAAGGACTTGCTGAACTTTTTCTAGCCCATCCTGTAACTGGCTGATTAGATGGGTATACCCTAGAGGTACTTAATACACCCGTAGTAGCGTTTGTTGTACCCTCTAAGGCTACAAAACTAACAGTTGCTGCATCAGATGATAGTGTAACTGTTCCCCTAGCTGTATATGTATAAGTATTTACATTAGTTACTGTAATAGTAAATACACCATTAGCTAATTGATCTGCTGCATCATATACTACTATTTTATCGCCCGTTGCCATACCATGTGCGGTATGTGTAGCAGTTACTGCTGTACTAGCAGTAGCATTTAATGTTACGGCTTCTTGGTAAGGGAAAGGTCCTGTACCATTTGCTGCAGCTAAAAATACTCTAGCTGAACCTATGGCTGTACCTGTACCAGTTTGCGTAGTAACCTGTACTGTTACTGGGTCAGCAACAATAGTTACTGAAGCACCAGCAGTTCTATAAAATATATTACCAGTACAATTACTTGTATAAATAGTATAAGTACCAGATGCAATATTTACATAAATTGCTTCATTTCCAGTACTTCCATTAGCAGAAGCGTATCCAGTAAATGTTGCATCATTTATAGTAATTTGGTTAGAACCAGGAAAAGAAGTAATTTCTATAGCATGGTTAGAACCATCTGATGAAAATACACATCCATCTAGTTTACCAGTAGTATCTACTGCTGTATTCCATAATACAGAAGCAGAAGAGGTACTATTATTAAAAGTACTACCACTTAAATCTGCACTATTTGCAGTTACTAAAGCACAACTGTTAAATGTAGAATCACAAGTAGTGTTACTTTTAAATATAAAAGTATCCATTTCGTTGAAGCTACAACCAATTAAGTTTACAGTTGCATCATCAACTACCTCAAATCTACCTAAGGCTACAGTTGTTGTAGCTGTAGAAATAAAGGTTATATTTGTTAGTGTTACAGAAGAACTTGCATTATTTATTTCTACCTTATTAAATTCGGCATAAGTATGCGGGCAGTCATCAATTACGATAGTTTCATTTGAATCAGAAAAAGTAACTGAGGTTGCTGTAATGCCTAAAGACATTAGGCCTTTCCATAAATAACTACCACCAGCAGCTTGGAATAATCCAAGTACATGTCTACCTGAGTCTACAGAAGTAGAAGATGTTCCTGGTGGAGTACCACCAGCATTATAGTCATTATAACTAGCTAGCTCAGAGAAGGTACCTCCAGAACCAGTAATAGAAATTTCTCCTCTACCAGCTCTAATAGCATCAATAGCTACCGGGTCACCTTTTGTTACCTCATTGATAGTATATGGTACATTACCAAAATATCTATAAGTGCCACCATTGCCACCACCAATAGTACCAGTTTCAGTAGCTGTTGGATCTACAGCGAAGTTGAACCAACCACCATATTTGTGTGATCCATAATCAGAACCACCAACTCTAAACCAATCCCAAGCAGAAGTGCTAGAACCGATAGCTAATCTCCACCCACTATTTGCATAACTTTCTAAGTTAGTACCAGCGAAGTAGAATAACCACATAAAGATAACTTCGTTAGTTCCAAATGTGTAACCTGTTCCGTGATCATATACACAACTTATCTCAAGTCCATTAGCTTTACCAGTGTTCTGAGAAACACAGTCAATACCTTGAATATACTGTTCTCCAGAATGAGCAGGAGAACCACCACCATTATATGGAGAAGCAAATTCAGTATAAGTACCAGTAGTATCAGTAGTATTTAATGTAGTTAAATCCGTACTATATGTTGCCACTTAAATACTCCTGATATTCTTTATAAATATCTTCTGCCCTATGACCATCTGCTAACATTAAATGAAATTGGTTAGCTCCCTGTTTCAATAATATAACGGAGTAACCTTGGTCATTAAATGCTTTTATCTGGCCTTTAGCTATATCCGTTACTTCTACTCCTGGAACTATTAGTCCGCTAAATATTCTATCCGTCTTTTTAATAAAAATAATACCACAATTATCTGGTCTTAACTCTATTGGAATATTTTTTCCTTGATAATATCCACATTCAAATTCAGTACAAGTCTGAGGTTTTGTTTTATGGATAGTACACCCCTTGTTACAGTGCGTACAAGGGGTGTACGCGGGTTTATCTAATGCATCTATTTTTAAAACAGAGCAACATGCTGTGCATTCCCCACATTCCATAATTTTTCCTTATGCGTCTGAAGTACGAATAACTGTTGAAGTACCACCAGCAGAACCAAATGTAGCAGCAGACTCGAAAGTCTTAATAGGTGTATCACCTTTACCTGCTCCACCATCTCTAGCACGTACCCAAAGAGTACGATCTGAGCTATACGTTGCCTGGAAAGTAGCAGTTGAGGCAGTTGTACGTACAGTACCTGTTCCTCCGGCATCTGTTCCAGTTGCTGTGAATATAGTTCCTACAGTGTTAGCAGAAGCACCTACTGTAGTATAATCATCACCAACAATTGTTGCAATTCTATATTCTACACCAATTGTTAGAGAACTAGAGTTTACAGTACTACCACTAGCTAGTTCGTCAATATAACCAATATAAACATTGTTACCAGTTGTAGCTGCTCCGGTATCTCCAGTACCTCCAAAGTCGTTCTGTGAGTCATTCGCTGTATGCCAAGTTGTATCAATAGTAAATGTAGTACCTGTCCAACTAGAATACTTAAGTCTACGATAACGACCAGTATCATCTTCAACACGTAGCCAACCAGAAGCTGGAGTATCAGAAGGGATAGCTGTTTCTGTACCATTAGCTACTACAACAGAAGCAACATCATTAGTATTTAATGTACCATTTAATGTCATTTGACCATAATCAATTAATGTTGTAGCATCATAAGGGGCAACAATTACATAGTCTTCTTGGTCATATAGACCAGTAACAAAGAAGTTTTGATTATTTGGTGGTGTATATACAACACCATCAAGGGCTGTAATTAAGTCGCTAGATGTTAAATCATCAGTTTCAATACCAAGACCATAAGCACCAATAATAGCAGAACCAGTAGACTGACCAACAAAGGGGAATGAAAGTACACGGTCAGTAATTGAACCACCTGTTAATTCAGCATCTACAGTTGCACTAGAAGTAGTACCAGTAATAGTTACGTTATCTGCTGGAACAGTACCAGCGGTTAGCTGGAACCAAATCTTAGTAGTTGTGCTAGCTAGAGTACCTGCTCCACTATCTACAGCTAGAAGTCTGCCTGATCCTGTTGACCAAGTAATTTCTTCTGCCTCAGAAACAGCAGTCCAAGTACCAGTACCACCATCAACATCAAGTTCATGAGTAATACCACGGAATAGCTCACCATTAATACCGTAAAGTGTTTGTGCTGTATCTTGACGAGTTAGATACTTAGCATATTCATAGAAATCGTTAATAGAGTTTGTAGGCTTATTAACATTCCATTCTGAGTAGTAAAACTCATCTGTAGTATCAGCATTAACGTCAATAGCGTTATAACCAGCAGTAGTATTTGAAATAGATTTTGCTGCAATAGTAGCAACAGTACTAGAGTTATTAAGGTCAGCTGCGTAAGTTAACGCAAGAACGTTGTTACCCCGCGCGGTACCAGTACCGATACGGAACTCAGAATAGGTTTTATACCATACACGAGTCTGACCAATTAGGCGTCTACCATCAATTGGAGTACTAGCATTTACTACTTTAAGCATGAAACGGTGTGAATAACCAGAAACTGGATCAGCGTTTAATCCTTTTACAATTCTATAACCATCAGTATTAGCGAAGTCTTGATTTGTACCTTCTTCAAAACCAGCACTACATGTAATAGTAGTATCAGTATGAGAAGTAATTACACCCCAACATCCTTCTGTAGTATTTTCAATGTAGTAACCTACTAGTTCATCATTAGTACCAAAAGTAGCTCCAGTATCTACACATGTAGTAGCAGAACCACCGGTAGCAGTTCCAATAATGCTATAGTTCCAGAAGTCATTTGTAATTCTAGCTTCATCTTGAATGATTTGAAGGTTCATACCTTGGTTAGCAAGTACAACAAGACCATCCCAGATCTCAGCACCCCCACCTTGAATAATAGAACCATCGTATAAGTGTTCAGATGCTGTCTGATCAATATTATAACCATTGATAAGTTCAATAATGTTATCAGTCTGACGGCTAGATGGAGTATCGAATGTCATATCCATATAGTCAGATGAAACAGAAGATGCTACTGCATCATCCGCTAGATCTTGTAACCATCTGTGAAACTCGATTACAGTGTAGTAACCAGCAGTACTAAGACCGTGAGCGTCACCAGTATATCTAATATCGCCATTTGTAGCAACTGAAAAATCGTCAGCAATTGCCATTTATATTTCTCCTCTTAAACAGACATTTACTCTACTTTTGCAAATCCATGTCTATTAGAATCTGATATAATTTTTGCTATCATTTTTTCAATAGCATCATATGCTTTTTGTAAAACTTTATCGCCCCTGTCTTTTTTGGATTCCTCCATATAATCAGCGATATTAACATTTACTTGCTTTTTCTCATAGTGTATAATTCCATCTGCATCTACTGCATAAGGTATATACGAAAAAGTAAGTTCAATTTTGGGCTCACTTTCTGTATTAAGAAGTTTTTCTGTAATTCTAATTTCTTTAATTTTTATTCTATCATACTCTAGAGCAGGTTGTTTTCTACTATTAGTTATTTTTATACCCATTTACACTCCTTACGAATATGTATAGATTAATCTATCATCCCATACTTTATCAAATGTAGCGTTACCTTGCGCCCAAGTAATAGCAACATCACTATCAGTTGCTATTACTACATATTTAATACGCCATAAAGCAGAAGATGTCGGAGTACCTGGATCAGCCTCTCCAATATAAATATGCTCATCATCAATAAAATCAACTTGCTTTGCTAATGGCACTTCTTCTCCTCCGGCTGGTCCTGCTGGTCCTTGTTCTGCTACATATATAAATTTAACATCTGTAGTATCATCTTGTACTAGTACAACTGTATCATTACTTTCTACAACAATTATACTATCACCTAAACTTTGTAAAATAGTAGGATTTTGTACAACTGTTAATAAAGTATCCTCTTCTACACTCTGTAATATTAATTTATCAAAGTACAGTCCGGTACCCGCTACTGCGTTAAATAGACCTTGTAAACCAGTACCTATAGAAGTACCAGAAGCTCCAGTAAATATATTACCACGTACTTCGGTACCTGTATTACCTGTACCTGTCGAAGTACCCGTACCTCCTACAAAAGCAAAGTTATATGTTAGGTCTCCAGGTTGACCTGTACCTGCTGAAGTACCAGAAGCTCCAGTAAATACATTACCACGTACTTCGGTACCTGTACTACCTGTACCTGCTGAAGTACCAAAAGAGCCAGTTAATACATTACCACGTACTTCAGTACCTGGTTGGCTTGTACCTGCTGAAGTACCGAAGTTTCCAGTAAGTACATTACCACGATTTAATTGACCTGTTTGGCCTGTACCAACTGAAGTACCAGTACCTCCTGCTCCAATGAAGGAATCTCCAGCAATTAAATTACCGTTTTGACCTACACCAGCTGAAGTGCCAGTAGAACCAACAAAAATATTACCACGTACTTCAGTACCTGTTTCTCCAGTACCTGTTGAAGTACCTGATTGGCCATTAGCTTCTACACCGCCAGCTATAGTACCTGTTTGACCAGTACCAGCTGAAGTACCGTTAGAACCAGTTAATACTAATCCTAGCGCTTCAGAGCCTATTTGACCAGTACCCGTTGAAGTTCCACTAGCGCCATTTAGTACATGACCTTTGGCTAGAGTACCTAATTGTCCAGTGCCGACTGAGGTACCTGTACCTCCGATTGCACTAAATGCATTTCCTGTATATAAGGTACCTAATTGTCCAGTGCCAGTTGCAGTACCGTTAGACCCAGTTAATACTAATCCTAGCGCTTCAGCGCCTGTTTGACCTGTACCAGCTGAAGTTCCATTAGAGCCAATTAATACGTGCCCTACATTTTGAGTACCAGTATTACCAGTACCAGCTGAAGTACCTGTATTACCAACTACAACAGCTCCACGAGCTAGTGTTCCACCTTGACCTGTACCTGCTGAGGTACCATTAGAACCAACAAAAATGTTACCTCTAATCTCAGAGCCTGTTTGACCAGTACCCGTTGAAGTACCGTTAGTACCAGTTAATACGTGCCCTACATTTTGAGTACCAGTATTACCAGTACCAGCTGAAGTACCTGTATTACCAACTACAACAGCTCCGCGAGCTAGTGTTCCACCTTGACCTGTACCTGCTGAGGTACCATTAGAACCAATACCAATGAAACTAGTACCAGTGGTTAAAGTACCTATTTGTCCCGTACCAGCTGAAGTACCGTTAGTACCAGTTAATACATATCCGAGTATTAATTGACCAACTTGACCTGTACCTGCTGAGATACCATTAGAACCGATACCATTAAAAGGTACTATATCGCCAGGCTCAGCCCCGCCCGATACGCCTATCAGTAACGGCGATTGGTTGGCGGGTTCGAAAAGTTCCCCATAAGGATCTTTTACTATCGCCCTGCATTTTGCGTCAGACCATCTGCCGATTCTAAAAACACCAAACCGCAGATTACCCCGCAACTGCCTTGTGTTAGTCAATCCAGCCAGATCACCCCATTCTAATACGCCATTTACTGGATCTTGCGGTGCCCATCCCGCAACCTCTTCGCCAAGCAAAAACCAGCGTGTTGACCCGGTTCCCTCCGATCTGACAACAAGTGTTATCCACTGATTAGTAGGAAACGTGGGGCCGTCTCGTGCATCGGCATTGACTTCTAGCCTTGTTGCCGAATCTATGTGAACCGAAAGAATGTCTCTGCTTTGGCATGACATTATGTACTGGTTGCCGACTAAGGTATCAATTCGGAATTGACAAGCCATCGACCAATCTTGATTGGCAGACATAACAAGATTGTCTGCACTTTTGATCGTGTCAAGCGATGATGGAAAAGACCAACTGTCAGCCTGCCATTCCGCATCACTGTCTGGCGTATATCCACCAAGTCCCGGCGTAGCAAAATCCCGAAGTGATTTATCAATCCACGCCGATGCGATTTGCAAATCGGATTTGAGACGAAGCGGAATAGTGGGTTTTTCCTCAGGCGCAGGCCAGCTCGACAACGCCTTGTGTATCGGCGTACCGGCAGGGATAAAGTATTGGCTTGTCGTTGCCTCGGCTGCTGCGGTGCCTATCAGGAATGGCGACTGGTTAGCGGGTTCTAAGAAAGCAAACGGTGCATCCCAGATTCTTTTTGCTTGCTCCTCCCTGACATCTGAAAACACATAGAGATATCCAATATCTCCCTGCATTTCACGGTCTGACGCATGTGCCCAGTTACCAATTGCGACACTGCATGTATCGGTTGGAACATTTGTCGGCGAGGATGAATTGGAAACTTCCGCCCCTGTGTTTCTGTTTTTAACTGTCAGCTTGTATCCGCTTGTCGGGCTAAAAGTAACTAAAAAGTCGTGCCATACGTTTGCAGTTACGGATACACTCGCTTTTCCTGATCCGTTAATAAATAACTCAAATGTGTTTGAGCTGTTGGTAAAAAACAAACCCCAACCACCAACTCCACCACCGGCAGCATTAGACTTCTCTATAATTCTTGGGAACCCATTACCAGAGGTATCTTCCCATCTGAAACTTCCTACGATTGTTAATTCTTGAGCTTTTACGCCAAGTAGATCGCCTGTAGCCGTTACGGTTCCAAGATCTATACGATCAGCTGAATTGTCGCCGGAAAAATTAAGCCAATCCTGCTGATGCTCAATACTGTCTCCGACTAACGTGCCATCACGCCTGCCGGTCAGATCCTTCCCGATGTAAGTGTCACGGGTAAACGCATAGCAATGGTGCAGCCCTTGCGCGTCGGAATGCTGCCAATTGATTCTTACAGGAACCTTTGGCTTTTCTTGTGGCGAAGCAGGCCAGCCCGATAGCGCTTTGTGAACCGGCGTACCAGGCGGAATGAAGTATTGGCTGATCGTTGCCTCGGCTGCTGCGGTGCCTATCAGGAATGGCGACTGGTCGGCGGGCTGCAAGCATTGAAACGGATCTGCCAGCAGCGCCTCAATAACAGCATCGTCATTTGGGAATCCCTTGTCTAGGACTCCACACCAGAAGGCGACGCCTCTAAACCACTTGCTAGCGATCGCACCGTAGCCAAGTCCTAGTGGTTCAAATTCTGATGTGGCATTTAGAGTTGTCCCGGTTCCTTGCTTTTCTCCATTCCACCAGACAGTGACATCTGTTCCTTTGCGGGTCAGGCAGTAATAATCAAATTTCCCGTAACCCCTGTCTCCAGCATTGGTCGCAATTATAGTATTAGTGCTTGCGCTACCCCCTGGCCCGCCGCCCGCCGCGTGGTATATGTCTGCGCCAGCATCGAGCATACAATAACCACCAGACCCATAAGCTGCGGTTGGTGCTATTGCACGGTGATAATCATCAGCAGCACGAATACATACGCCAAAAATTGTATATTCAGTGCCGTAATTTGGCCTAACTCTAAAGTTTTCAAATACGTCATTGCTAAACCCGGTCGCCCCATACCCCATTCCTGACCGCGATCTAAGATTTAACGGGTCTTCTTCATAAGAAGGCTCGTCTGTATAAGACGGTTGATTAGTTACACCGGTGTTTGTCGCACTTGCGTTAAAATCAGCACCCGACCCGGTGATTGATTTTATTTCTGGACCGTCGCCAAAGATCCAAAAGTCCGCGACCATCGAACCAAACGCATTGTTGCGGTTGACTTCGGCTGTGCCCGGGTTTGGTTTTTCTACGGGAGCAGTAGGCCAGCCCCTCGCCGCCTTAGCCAGTGGCGTATTAGCCGGAATAAAATACTGACTTGTCTCTGCTGCGGTACCTATCAGGAGTGGTGAGTCGTTGGCGGGTTGGAGGCTTGAATTAAATGGCGCCCTAAACAGTTCGGCGTGTTCAGCCTCAGATAGCGGTACTCCCCACCCCGCAGCAAAATACACGCTTTGAACATTTGTTGTTACATTATCGTTTTGCAGGTCGCCATTAATGTAAATATTATCGCAAGATACAGTATCTTTTGAGTGTGCTGCAGAATCTACTAGAACCCCGTCAACATAACCGTAAACTGTGGTGGCATCCCATGACATCGCAAAAAGGTGCCATTCACCTGTCGGGATATTACCAAGCACCGCATTATAATTTGAGCCGCCTCCTCTATATCTGGCATACATATCGCCGGTGATGTTGCGAAATCCTATAAAATCTGTGCCATCGCAAGCAATGCCGAAAAAGTCTTCGCCGCTAGATGTTGTTGTTATCTTTGTATAAAAAGCAATCGTGCCAGATGTCGGCGTCGGAGGGTTTGGCCCGTTGAGTGCCGATGACAGATCAGCATAATCTGACGAGTACACTAGTGCGGTCGAATTTGCTTTTTCTACATGATCGACTCCGACCGTGCCGTTGATCGTAAAGTCTTTGCCGGTGTAATTCTGTATTGAATTGCGACCACGAAACTGGCTGGCAAAGAAAGACAGTTTTGCGCCAAGTTTTCCACCTGGGATCAAGGCACATGCTGGCCTTTCTAGCGGATTGCTGGGCCAGCCCCTCGCCGCACGGGCGAGGGGAAAATCTGGTAGTAAACGTACAGGTGATGCCATTTTACTAAATACCTTTTGCTGTTCTAGACCTCACTCTCATACTAAAAGTGGCCGATGAGGCACTATTATTTTGTACTTTAAATTTATCGGTATTATGGATATTCGATACATTTAAAATATAAAGGGCTGCTGACGCGGCCTCAACTACAAAACTACCTAAGTAGTGAGGAGGCCCACTTGTGTAATCATCAGGAGAAACAGCTTCGTTAGTTCCATCACTAGGAATACGGTATAGATCTATTGTCTCTCCGTCGGTAAAAGTTTCTGACGTAACTAATAATTGAAAGTCTAGCAGAGGATAATCTTTTTCATTACCTGTAGTAAGTACAGAGTTAAGTGCACTACTATCAGCACTCCACGCTCCGGTACCTACAGCTGCTGACGAAATTATTTGTGTATATGCAGAAGCTGTATTAATTGTTTCACCTGCCATTATTAACTCCCGTAAAGTGCATCTACTGCAGCGTCAACATTTGTTTGAATCGCAGCATCGCCTGCTGCTAGAATAGTAGCTATATCCTGTGCTTGATTTTTAGCTACTATGTAGTATACTAAAGTAAGAGCAGTAGTACCAGGACTTATGATAGCTCCCTTCGCCCAGTCTAATAAAGTAGCTGGTGGAGTAGTGGAATCAATAACAGCAGCTGCCTTGACTGTAACTGCTACCTTTACTTTATCTACTAGTCCAGACCATGATGCGTCGTTGCTAATATTTGCTAATTCTTGATATGTTGCCATTTATTGTCTCCTAAATTATGGTGTTAGTGTTTCTGTGAAACATCCACTAGCATTAGCATCTACGTCAAAGTCAGAAGAAGTAGAAGATACGTTTGCACTTCCACCATCATTTAAATCGTAGTAGCCTACAATAAGATCACCAGCTACTAATGTACCATTAGAGTCTGCATCTCTTACGAAGTAACAATATCTTGCACTTATTGTAACAGCATCTCCAAAGTTTATTAGTGCGTGATCAAGTTTAAAGTTTCTACTAGAAACCTCGGACCAAGTAAGTCCGGTTATAAGTTGTGATGAATAATCACCATCAGCACATTCATTTGCGCTAATATCTGAGTATATGTCGTCATTTACCACACTTGGTGTGTGTGCGTTATCTACTAACACTGCGCGAATTGCATCGTTTTCTAGATCTATTGTACCTTTTCTAGTTGCAAGGTAGCCAGGATCTGTAAAAGTGAACGCTGATACAGCCATTTATTTGTCTCCTTAATATGTAACTTCTTCTTCAAAAGATACAACTCCTCGGGTAAGTTTAGTAACATCACCCAAGGAGTCCTCTAGTTCTAAATCGTATACTGCTGTACCTTTATGTGTAATAGCGGTAGTATCTTCATCGGATATATATAAATCAATTTGTCCGGCACCAGCAGTTATAGCAATTCTACCATTTTCTGTTGTTAGTTCTACTATTATAGAACTAGCCGAGGCGGAAGAGCGAATCTGCATTCTGGCTGTAAATCCAGTTAGGTCAATGGGATTTTTACTAGCATCTTTCATATAAAGACGATGCTTGAATGTAGCTCCCTTTTCTATTTTTAAATCCAACTTGCCGGCTGCCATATGAAATTAACTCCCAAATTTTTTATAAATATATTTTCATTTTCTAAATTGTAGCATACTTTTTCCCAGATGTCAACAATTTTTTTCAATTTTTGCTGTGGGGGTTGTGTTCGTGCCCCTTTAATAAATCTTCCATCCTAAGATTTAATATTCGTAACTGGATTCTATTTTCCTCCAGTTGTTTAGACATTCTATCTTCACCGACTTCGCAAGCCTCTATATCCTTTTTCACTTCAGTAAACTTTTGCTCTAAGACCTGCATGTTTGCATATAAAATAATCGCACCAATAATGCCAGCTTCGACAAGTCTAGTAATTACTACACCCACTCCGCCGACACCTTCGGGTGACTTTATTACAGCGGCACTTAAAAAAGGAATATAGGGCAAAACATGAACTAGTAAAGCTTTAAGTTCTAGCATGACATAATGCTCCTACATTATTTGCAACTATAAGTGCGTATACAAGTACAACGATTATTGTGATATTAATAGGATAGATAAATACTGTAAACATGAATCCTGTTACAGATGAAACTTTAAATAGTAATAATCCTTTTTTACCATATTTTCTGTATATTTTATATACTAATGGATTGATCTCTTTTAAGTCCCTATTAAGTGCTCGGAGCGTAGTTATAACATCCAAGTAGTTCAGAATCACAAAAAGTATTATAAGAAGTGCCTCTAGCATTATACCACTCTTTTAAGTCTAGAGTATATTTTAGTGGTTTCCAGGGACATTCGTCACTTAAATATATCTTACCGTCGTAATATGAAACGAAATAATCGTTTACTTGTACTACAAAAAATTTTTCATTAAAATCATTAACAAACCAAATAACCGGTTTGTAGCCATTTCTTTTAAGTTGCCAAAAAAGAAATGAACAAAATTGACTTGTACCTCCGCTTACTCTATCTTTGAGTGCTAACTCTTTTCTTACATCATTTATATGGAGGTCATCAGACTCCATACCCGGAACAAACTCAAACTTTCTATCACAAAACTCTGCGATAGCTCGTAAATAGGATAAAGTCATAAGGTTTCCATGTTATAAGCATGAGAATAAAGGGCATAACGTATAGCGTCTGCCATGTGTTGAAAACCATTATTTTTAGCTTTTTCTTTAATTAGCCCTTCTCGGTCATCCCACACATAATTATCTAAAGAAGCAATAACATCTTTACAAGATTCATCAACTAGTAGTCTATCGTGTTCAACAATAGAAGCTACATAACCAATTCCATCTAGTATAGACTTATTAGCGTTAATAGTTGAGATGTCAAAATTCATAGCGAAGTCAAACTTCGTCTGCTGAGCCGCAGAATCAATATAAATAAAATCAATTTCCCATTTATCCACTAGTTTCTGTATTTTCTTAGCATGTGCTGCAGTAGTCTTACCACTAGCTTGATACTCATCAACTATGTAAAACTTTTCGCCATCGGTGATAGCTACAACAAAAGCAGTAGCATCTCTAAAGCCGATATCCATGCCAGCAATTACATCCCATTTATTTATTCTATCAAGGTCTATCTTAACAACACATTCATTACTGAAGTCCCAGATCTTACCTTGTAGAACAACAAAGTCAGCTTCATACTCTTGTTTAAACTCAGCAGAACTCATAGAGTTTTTAGCTTTTTGAATATCTTTTTCTACAGCACGAGGATTTTCTTTCCAATCAGAGTGAATTGATACCCACTCGTCATCTTCTCCCCACCCACGCATAAAGAACTCCCAAAACCAGTTCTTACCACGGGGAGTACTAATAAAGATAGCTTTTGAATTTAGTTTGTCTAGAGTAGGACGTAGCTGAATTTGAAACGCATCTTTACCCTTATCGTCAAGGGCAGCTTCGTCAAATAGAATTAAGTCATATGATCTACCAACTACGGAATCAGCTTGTCCCACAGAGCCCATTCGTATAGTAGATCCATTTTCTAGTTCTAGTATCTTATCTTTAGCATTTGATCGAGTTAACTCAATTTCAAACTTATTCAGCAGCTGACGCTGCAATTCCCAACTAATAGTGCTAAGACTATAATTAGGTGCCATAATAAGTATATTAGTACCAGGCACAAATGCCACAAGTTGCGCAATCACATTCGAAATAAAAGTTTTGCCAGTACGACGACTAAGGGCCGCGACAACAAATCTATACTTAGGATTATTGATTGCATTAATGAGCGCTATTTGTGGCGGAATAGCCTCAATAGGATTACCTTGAGGATCTTTTAGTAACTTAAGGTAATTTTCTATGGGTAGCTTAATAAAACGTTCTGATACAGGAAATTCTAAAATCTCATCTGCAGGAACGTCATCTCTTGATATTTTCAACATATCCGTATCTTCTATAGTTATTTATATCTTTTTTATATTGATTATATCTATACCATCCAAACCATCGCACCAAGTAGTATGCAGGTACTGCTTTCCACGCAGGTACGTCATGATCTTTCATAATTTTATAGAAAAGTAGATCTGCTTCCTTTCTAGGAAGATAGTGTGTATGATATAACATATCATGAAAGATTGCTCCAATTGCCCAGCGTCCGGTAGGAGAGGCAACTAATCGCAGCAACCATGGTAAACTTACTAAATCTGTTGGAAATCCCTTGTAGACTCCTACTTGATGTTCCCAACCTAAAAATTCTACATCTTGTTCTAATCTGTAGACTTGTCGCCCTTTTTCGAACTGGCCATATAGAATAGTGACCAAAAGATTCATTTATCCTCCTTTTACAATTTGTTCAATTAAACTACCTAAGTTTCCTTCTCCATAGTTGTTTACTTGTACATTATTTTGTGTTCCCGGAGCTGATTCTTTTGCAATTTTAGCATGGTCCATTTGAATTTTATGCATAAGAGTAAGTATATCCACAAGGTCTTTTCCTGAGTATACTCCAGTTTCTTCTGCTTCTTCAAGTTTACTATTAATTACATCTTCAAGAATTCCGCTTAATTTAAAGCGATTCATATATCCTTGTTCCATAAAGATAGTATCCATAAATCTCTTTACTTCGCGCTGATTTAAGTATCCAGTTGCTTCTTCGCGGGAAATACCTAAAGTATTCGCTGCTTCATCTACATTAAGGCAACTTAAATAGGTTTGCACAAAATCAAGAGCCTCCGGATTTAATTTGTAAGTATCATCGGGGTTTGTTAGTGCAGTTGTCATAAATATTCCTCCATTCTCATATTATAACACCAACTTTTGTAAATGTCAAGAGATTTTTTTGGTTTTGGGTATGGCAGCCCTATTATTGCACCATAATTGATTGAAATTTTTTGTGATGGTTTACGTGAGGAGGGGTCAGGCTAGTCCGTAGGAAGAAAAGTCTGATAACCGCCCCTGGCACGCTTCTTGCTAAGCAAGAGCTGTGCCAACCGGCTTGGCACGATTCTTGCATAAGCAAAGATCATACCACCTGGCTAATTACAAATTCTTTTTGTTTTGGATTTGTATAAGCCTGGCTTATGTGGCTATAAAAAACTTTGACTTGAATCTCTCGACCGAATGACCTATAATATATTCACAGGTTAGGGAAAGGCCCGAACCAATCAACCGATCTAAGGAGATCTGGATATGGCTAAGACTGTGAACTATACCCCTGAGATGACCAAGGAAATCATCGCTGCCTATGAGGCGGCTGAGGGCTACGATGCCCGCTCCGAGGTGATCGCAAACATGGCTACGAAATTCGGCAAAAGCGTTGCTTCGGTCCGGCAGAAGCTGAGCCGTGAGGGTGTGTATCAGAAGAAGGAATACACCAACAAGCAAGGCGAGAAAGCCGAAAGCAAGGCTCACATTGTGGGCGAGATTGCTGCCCTGCTGGGCATGGAAGCGGAGCAGGTTGAATCGCTGGAGAAAGCGACCAAGCCGGTACTGCTGAAGGTGCGGGAAGCTCTTTCGCAGGATGCTGACTAGACCTTGACAAGGGGCAGGGATGCCCCTATACTTAAACCATAGACAAGGGAGAAGCAAGCATGACTAGCAGAAGCGAATACTGGGCAAACTATCAGATGGGCGTGGCTAACAAAGAAGCTCCCCTGATGGAAGCGCATGCCAAAACGCAAGCTGCTGCCCGTAAGATCAGGCAGGAACGTGCGAAGAAAGAAGGCAGGAAAGATTGGTGGAGGGCGTGATGTTCGAATTCATTTTGTTGATTGCATTGCTGGCCATGTCGGGCTGGTCAACGGAAACCGATTAACCATAGCCAGGCGCAGGGTAGGAACCTGCTGCCTAGCGGCGCCGTAGCGGCGTAATGCGAATCATTATGATTAGCGTTACAGGCGCCGTCGGGGCAAGACGCTACTACAATTATAACACGGGCCTGGCGGTGAAATCAAATCGTTTAATTCTCAAAAATAGCTTGACATTTTGCGGCAGGGGTCTATAATTAAATCATAGGCAAACGGAACGAGAGACAAGAAAATGATCGACTGGAACCTGATTCGCAACGCTACTATCGTAGGCTTCACTATCGTGATGCTGCTCACCATCGCAATCGTCTAAGGGAGAATAAAATGAGCTTTGACCAATGGATGATAATCGTTGACCATCTGCTCCGCGAGCGTTTCGGCGGCATGGATTCCGGAGATCTGCCGGACTGGTGCTGGTGGGATCTTTGGGATTCCGAGCTAACCCCGCGCGAGGCTGTCGCGGATTATTTGGAAGGCGAAGGATTTTTTGCCTAAACCCCTTGACAAGGGCAACGGACTGCCCTATACTTAAAGCATAGGGAAACGGAACGGAGAAAGCAAAATGCCACGGGTTAGCCACTACGAAATTACTACCGAACGCGGAACCTTTCTTGATTGGGCTACCGACAAGAAAGAAGCTAAAAAGCGTGCTGCCGAGGTTTGCAGGAAATTCGGCCAGACTGTCGGGCATAGCATCATTAAAATTCGGAGGATTCGATGATCGAATATATCATCTGCAAAGGCGAGAACGGGCTAGGATGGCCCATCGCCGTTAAATTCTTTCGCAGCCGCAGCCAGGCGCTGCGCTGGATTCTTGAACACGGCCGGCAAGGCTACTATATCGAGGAAATTAATTATGGCTAATTATTTCACCCTTACCCCGAAAGGCGCAAGCGATCCGGCTACCTTTCAATCAATCGACGACAACATGCGCGAGGCTTTCGGCGCTCCGCCCGATGCGGTACATTGGTTTCATGATTGGTACGATGTGATCGGGCTAGGCTTGGCGATGGGCTATAGCTGGGACAAGCTGCGCGATCGGATCCTGCACGATGATCCGCTGGGAATTAGGATCTGCAATTGGCTCGAATCGCACTATGATGCGGATAGCTGGGCAAGCTATCGCTAACGGAGCAGCCGATGATAATGATAATCATTATCATCTGGCCGCGCCGATTATACCACAGCCGCCTGGCGAAATCAAATCTTTTAATTCACAAAAATAGCTTGACATTTTGGGGCAAGGGTCTATAATATAAGCATGAAAGGAGAAAATTGCATGATTAAAAAGATTCACGTTTATGATCTTGACGGGACTGTAATTTCTAGCTCCCATCGTTACCGGACTGTGCCCGGCGAAATGAGAATTGATCTCAAACACTGGCGCGAGAATGACATTCCCGAACAGATCGCAAAAGACTCGCTTTTGCCCCATGCTGCACAATATAAGCAAGATATTATGGACCCGGAAACCTTGGTCGTAATTGCTACCGCGCGCGCTTGTGTCAAGGGTGACGCAAACTGGCAATTTGTCGAAAAGCGGCTCGGGCTGCCGGATTTTTTCATTCATCGCCTCGGCCCGAATGACGTTCGCAAAGGCGCGGAATTGAAAATCAATGGATTGTTGCCGATAATCGCTAGCTTCCCTAATGCGGTCGTGCATTTCTGGGAGGATAATAAAGACTATTTGCGCGATGTTTCGGAAGCTATCGGCGCGATTCCGCATTATGTACCATCAACGCAAGGATACTAAATAGCCAGGGCGCGAATGAGAATGATTCTCATTCGCCGCGCCGATTATACCCTGGCGCGCGGCCTGGTGTCAAGCAAAAATTTTTATGGGCCTATAGAATCTTTTTGGTTGACTTAGCGATTCACTTTGCTATAATTACAGCATGAACAGAGCAGAACAAATCATCGAAGCACTAGCAACGGTCCTGACGATCGTCGGCCTTTATTTACTTTCCGAAAATGTATCGCACGGCTTTACAATCGGGATGTTTTCTAATATACTTTGGATGTATATCGCGCATGAACGAAATATGCTCGGTTTACTTATTACCAATCTACTTTTGATGTTTATAAACCTTAACGGTTTGGGGGTTGTATAAAATGGCTAAAATGATGCTTGCCGTTGTTGATACAGAATGCGTCGGTTTACAAGATAAATCTGTATATGATTTTGCTTGGCAAATTGTAGATAAGAAAGGAAATGTATATTCTGAAGGTTCCTATCTTGTCGAAGAAACTATTATAGATGCCGACAAAATGATGGGCGCGTTTTATGCGAAAAAGATATTTTCGCATTATATACCGATGCTCGCAAAAGGTATCATTACCATTAAACCTTGGAAGGATATTCGCTCGGAATTTCTTGCGGATTTGGATAAATTCAATGTAGATGTTTTCGCCGCTTATAATGTAGGTTTTGACATGGGTGCAATTAAATCTACAAACGGCGAAGGTAAATTTCTGCATCGCCCCATGCGGGTTCTAGATATTTGGCAATTCGCTTGCGAAACTATACTTTCCAGCAAAACCTATATGCAACTTGCTAGAGAACAAAATTGGGTTTCTGACGCTGGAAATATACGAACTAATGCCGAGAAAGCATACAGCTATATTTCAGCCGATTGGAATTATATCGAAGAACATACAGCATTGGAAGATGTAAAGATCGAAAATAGAATTTTGGCCGCTTGCTTTCGCCAGAAGAAAAAGATACCTTTCGGAAAGGTAAATGCTCAACCTTGGAGAATTGTAAATGAACTTTGAACACAAAATAGAATTAACTATCACCCTGAAAAATATGCGGGAAATCCACAATTTACTTTATGCAATGCAATTTGTAGATTCTGGCCTAATGAATGGAAATATACCGGAAGATAAAGCAGAGGAAATACAGGAAACTATATTAGAATTGCTAGATACTTTGTCTTATTACGAGAGATATCTTTAAGCAAAAAACGTGCCAGGCGCAAACCTGGCACGAAAATTGCGCCGTAACCCGCGCGAAGCGCCGGCGGCGGAATGCGAATCATTATCATTTGCTTTCGCGTTCGTACGTTAGGCCTGGTCTATCACCTGGCGAGTCAAGATAGAAATTTTTTGCTTGAATTTTTGGCCGGATTCCCCCATAATTAAACCATGGAAAAGCAAACGGAAACCAGCAAAATGAAAGACGACAGCTATACGCACGCGGCCGCGAAAATTTACCTGTCGGGGGTTGCAAAATACTCTCATAAGCGTAGCTCGCAAATGCTTCTGCGGATGGGGCGCGCGTGCGGTGAGCTGGCCGTAGTGGAGTCGGCAAAAAAATTGCTTGACCTCGGCTACTGAATTCTGTAAAATATTCTTATCGGTTGGGGATTGGCCCCAACCATTTAACCGAACCGAGGAGGTTCTGAAATGGCTAAAACCGTAAATTATACTCCTGAGATGGAAACCGCAATCCGCGAAGCTTTCGCGGGCGAGGTGGACCATAAGGCTGCTGTGGCCGAACTGGCATCTACTCTCGGCAAGTCGCTTGCATCGGTCCGCCAGAAAGCGGTCCGCATGGGCCTCTACAAAAAAGCGGAATACGTTTCCAAAACTGGCGCAAAGCCGGAAACCAAAGCCGCTATTGTGGCCGACATTGCCGAGGTTCTCGGCATGGAAGCGGAGCAGGCCGAGTCGCTCGAAAAAGCGACTAAAAAGGTTCTGGTCGCGCTTCGGGAAGCGCTTTCGCAGGATAGCGAATAAGGGTTGACAATCGGCCAAGGATGGCCGATAATTAAGACTCAATTAAACGAGGTGACAAAATGAAAATGTATCTGGTTTCAACTGAAGATAACGATTTTGTCGGCATTACCCCCGATCTGCTCACCGCCAAAAAATTGGCGCGCGAAGAAATGGATTGCCGCTATGATCGCTCGGATATTTCATGGGAATCTGAATGGGATTCGCTTTCCCTGCAAAAATATTGGGTGGGTGACGTGGCCGATTCGATTCTGCCTATCATTCTCATTACCGAGGTTCCTTTCTTCAAAGCCGGAACGAGGTTCCCCGTCGAATTTGACGACATTACGACAGACGAAGAAATCCCGAATTTCCTTCGCCGCCAGGCGGAATAAGCAAAAAGCGTGCCAAGGATGGCCCGCGCATCTGCAAGGATATAAAGGCGGAAGGCGGTTCCTAACGGGTAAAGCTAAAAACCGCTGCCGAGAAAAATATGCAACTTTCATGCCAGGCGCAACGCCTGGTTTTTTACTGCCCCCAAATGCGAATGATTCTCATTCGCGGGCGCCGTGAGGCGGCGGAATGCGAATCATTATCATTTGCTTTCGCATTTAAAGCGGAGCGCGCTCCGCGCCAGTAGTCGGATTTCAAGTACAGATATTTCAGTGCCGCGCGGTGCAGTACGCAAGCGTATTATTTTGGAGGAGTCTGGTCGTGTCAAGCTCAAATTTTTCGACTTGATTTAATTTTTTCAATAAAATCAATGTTTTAGCGATTTCAAGCTCAAAAAAGTGGCGCAACGGCGCCGATATTATACCACAGTAGTTGCCTTCTTGTCAAGCACAAACTTTTCGGCTTGCGCGGAGCCAGCCAAAGGTCTATAATATATACATAATTTGAGGAAAAGCAATGAAAACGAAAACTGTCAAGACGAGGAATTTAGTGGCCAAGCACGCGAGGAAGAGTAATCGTGCTATGGTACACGAAAATAAGAAGCGCAAAGCGCGAAACGAGACTTGGGACGGGTTCAAAAAGGGCTCACTCTGGGATCTCATCTGAAAATTTGGGCTTGATTTCTTCAGCCCGCCACGCTATAATATATTTGTAAACTGAAAAAGGAGCTAAACATGTCTAAAGAAACCATCTACACCGCTGAAGTTACCTCTCGTATGGTCGAGGCCTACACTTCTGCCGATTCTGACGAAGCGCGAGCAGGAGTTGTGGAAGCTTTCCACAAGGAGCTGGGCGCATCCGTTGCTTCGGTTCGCTCGAAGCTCGTCGCAATGGGCGTGTACAAGGCGAAAGCCCGTAAGACCAAAGCCGGTGAAGCTATCGAAAGCAAGGCAAAGATCGTTGCCGACATCGCAGAAATCGTGGGTGTCGAGGAAGAGGCCTTTGAGTCGCTTGAGAAAGCTACTAAGCCGGTCCTGAAGAGCCTGCGTGCCTTCCTGGTCGAGTGCTCGGGAGTCGAACTGGAATCGTAAATCCAGTCTAAGTCAAAAATCCAAGTCTGTTTAGCCCGTCTGGTCCTTTCAGGACCGGATGGGCTTTTTTGTGCCTCCAATTACTCCACATCCGAAATTTTGAGCCCGCGGCGCCGATTTTAGCACAGTGCCTGGCTTTTTGTCAAGCTCAAAATTGAAAAATCCAATCCATATTCCAAAATCCATGTCTGTTTGACGCCTCCGGCGTCTAATTTGACTTAAAACGGGCAACTTTGGGTCTGTGCGCGCTTATATGTTCTTATTTTGTCCTATTTTCGAAATTTGGGCTTGATTTTCTCGAGCGGCCCCCGAAAAATACATTCTAGGTTTAGTTATAGAGTCTAGTGGAAGTAAAAATGACCGTAACAAGTGTAAAATCGTGGAGATTTGTTACCCAACATTTTTTAATTTTATGGGGTAACATCTAGCAACTTTACGTTCTTCAAAACTTGAAAAATCCAGTAGATAGTTTTCTGTGAAGTCTATTATTTGTGTAACCTTAGTATTTTAATTCTTGTAGTTAAAGTGAGAGGTACTACTACGCAGGGCGATTGCAAAAAGAAATTTGCGCTTGATTTATTTTCGCAAAGGGCGTATAATATACAAAATGGAGAAAGAAATGATGAAAATCACTAAATTATTTGACCTGTACGATCACTACAATGAAAAGTACTTCAAAAATACTTTGCCGTTTGTAGATATAGTCTATGCAGACCTGAAAGATGCTTATGGTTATACTATGACCTCTACTGCATCTGATATTGTTATTCTGCTGGCTAAAGGTATGAATAAAAAAGATACTATCACTACTTTAGTACATGAAATGATTCATGTTAAGCAGGCTCACTATGATCAGCCGATGGATCATGGCAAAACTTTTAAAGCAGTAGCAAAGAAAATCGCTAAAAAAGAAGGTTGGAAGAGGAAGGATATTTAAAATGGGCTTGGATATTAAATTTCGACTGGGCGACGTCACTGATATGTGTGATGTCGAAACTAAAGTATTTGTAGAGGACTTTCGAGACGAAGGTGCAGAGGAACAAAATCTGTGCTACGTTATTCGTATGCCTAACATGAATGGTTGGGTAGATTTTCATCCATTTCTTCATAATGGAGAATTCTATGCTACTGTGCGAGCTAATAGGTGGGGAGATAACTATGGCCCTATAACTGAGTATCTACGTACTCGTGGTATAGATTGGGAAGAATTCTAATAATAATAAACTATTTATATTTTAGGGGGAGTAACATAAGGAGTAATAAATGAACAAACTTATCCTATCAGCCGCTGTCGCGGCAATTTTGATCACATCACCAGTATTCGCCAGTCCTGGCGATGATAAATGTGTAGGTAATTGTGGAGGTGACAGTAGTGTACCGTTTAATTCCACTGCAATGGCTGGAGCAAAATCTAATGCAAATAGCAAGTCTGTTGGTGTGGGGATCGGCATGGGCGGTAACGCTTCTAGTAGGTCTTCTGCCATGGGTGGCTCTGCTTTTGTGAGCAATAAGCAGGGAAACGAACAATCCCTTCAGTACAACGAAGCAAAACAGGACTACAGCGATACATACAAGGACTATACAGCTCCTGGCTACGCCCCGAGTATCAACGCTACGGTCCCGTGTGCAATTCCGGTAACTGGAGGGCTAACATTGCCGGCTGCCGTCGGGATCTCTGGTGGATCAGCATATGTTGATGAAAACTGTGAACTTCGAGAGACTGTACGTCTTGGTTTGAGAGGAGATGCTACTAGTAAAGCTCTAGCTAATCGAGTGATTCAGCAAAAGCTGCTAGAGTATGCTAATGAGAGTGAGACTGAAAAAGTTTCTGTAATTCGCAGTAAAAGCAATTATGAGATGGTGATGGGTAACTAAAGAATACTATCACCATCTCAGGGTGATAGTATCCATAGCAATTTGGCCCCGTAAGGGGCCAAATTGCTTAAAATGGCATCTCATCTACCATTTTCATCTCTATCTCTTGTGGTTTAAATACTGCATCTAATGCCTCCGGCATCAAATCCCAGTCATTTACATCTAGTATCATAAATTCATTTCTATTCTCAACATTAGCTACCCATGTTTGTAACCAAATATGACGAAAGTAATCAGTTGGGCGTAGTACATTGTTTTTATCTATTCTAATATTATGTAAAGGCCAAACTGCTGGATTTACCTCTTTTCCTTTCGGAGTTATCAATGCATTTCTTCTAGCGATATCTCGCAGTTCTTTACTAAGAGGAATCTTTCTCCACTTTTCAATACTATCATACAAGCGATAACCTACAGCAAATCTCATAAACTTATCTGACCTATCCCAATCATTATAGTTGACTCCATTATATTCTTTATGAGCAGCTAGAAATATAGGAACTAGTGGGCAGTGTCGAGTTGCTTCGGTAGCTTTGGCTTGTGTTAGATCACTTCTAGCTTGTTCTAGAGCACAATACTTTAAATAGTTTTTCAAATTTACATCATCAATTTGTTTGAAAGTCTCTGTAACGCTAAAGCCATTATCCCCTGAAACGGGGCGGTAGTTACTGATTTGTACATCAAACTTCAATAAATCTTCTTTATATAATTTTGGGCGAGGCTTTTCGGGCTCCTTAGATTTGAACGCATGCTTTTCCTTAGTTGATTTTATAGATAAGTATTGTTCTTTCCAATTGTTATAAAGTATTAGTTGTGATACAATGTGTTCAAAGTTATAATCACTCATATATTTTTCCTTAGTGTTACAGTTATTTTATAGTTTCCATTTGAAGTAATAAAATTCACTTAATTTTTTACATAAATTTAAAACGAATTTTGGGCATATTACCCCCGAAGGCAAGAAAAATGTAATAAACACACGTAAGCGCTACACTCTTGTTCCTAGCGTTCTTTGACCTAGCGGAGCTGGTCTAATCACTTATCACAAGTAGTTACACTTCACTATGTTTTTACATTTTTCTGCTAAATTGATTCTGATACTCTCTAACCTCTCTAATTTATATAATTATTATATCACATTTTTTTCTCCACGTCAAGTATTTTTTTACATTTTAGCTCTGAGTACTGGATATTTTATTAGCTGTAAAAGTGTAAATCCTTAAGGAAGCGAAAAATTGAGCTTGAATTTGTTTAGCTTTTGGTGTATAATATTTATATTGAATGGGAGAACTATGCTATGAATAATGTGGATCGTTGGCGTATTAAACAAGCAGCAAGCCGTATAATCGCTGATCCTAGCTTACTGGACCACATAAGTGAAGGTCCAAAACTTAAGCATCTTCGACATGAACTGAATAACTATAAACATGGTCGTAGTACCATTACTGATGTGGAAAATGCACTAGCCTGGTCTCTTGGTTTTAACGTTATTGAGGGTTAATATGAATCGTTACCTTTTTGCAGATTGTGTCTTCTTTATGGTCTTTTCCATAGCTATGCTTGGGAATTGGGTTAGAGAAGACTATGTTGGGGTAGCCGCGGCTGCTTTACTGATTGGTTACATTATTTTGGATAGCCACTGGTTTAACGATAACTACTTTTGGAAACTAGAGAATAACTAAAATGCTTGAATTTGCTTTTGTTATGATTGTTTTGTTCTGCATCTACATTGCATGGGATGTGTTTTTTCGATGAATAAATATACCTTTATCCACGAGTGCCTTAGTGGCCTTAGAATCAATGTAGATGCCGTAAACGTATCTATGGCGCACATTCTGCTTAAGCAGAAGATCGCGCAAGTTTATACTGATAACGGAATTTGCATTCCTGTTAATGGTTGGAAAATTTCACACGAGGAAGTTATTGATGAGTCCTGAGCTCGAAAAAGTAATTGATGCGCGGCAAGACTTTATTGCTGTGTATAAGCCTATCGCTGGGTGGAAATGCGTTCTTATGTCCTACGACGATGAGATGGGCTGTCATACTCCCTGGCAAACTGGTTTTAGTGGCTGGGCTAATCAAGAGGATGCAGCTAAAGAAGGTCGCGTTTGGGCTTGGGCTGAGGAAATTCCTTTCTTTAATGAGGTAATCATGTAATGTGGTTATTTTACGGAGCATATGCATTAGGCACTATGGGAGCAATTGCAGCAGCTTGGAATTACGTTAAAGAATTTAAAGAGGATGAAACTTTTCTCTTTAAACTAACTTTTGTGTTACTTATAGCAATAGTTTGGCCGGCTGCAATTGTAGAAAAACTGGTATCAGAGAGTTCAGAGAGTTAACATGATTGAATTAGTAGAATTACAAAATGGACGATTTGTATTTTGTAAGAGAACAATTTTTGGTAACCTAAGGTATCTAAACTGTTTTATTTTTATTGAGTCAGAAGGTGTAGAAGAAAATTGGGTTGAAGAAGAGCATGCTACCCGGTATCCATATGTATATACAACCACCGAAGCAGAAGCTAAAGTAGTTAGGAATTTATTTAAAATTCCTAAGTGCTCAAGAAAACGAAAAAGACCTAATTTACCTTACGTTAAAAAAATTGTAGAGAAATTTGAAGATGGCGAATAGTATGAATATGATTAGTTTTGAAGAGGCTTATGCTATTGTTCGTTGTTACGATGACAGCTATTTAGATGTAGCTGAAGAACTTGTAGCTGCTTACTCTAGCTTAGATGCTGCCCTGGACCAGGCCTGCACTACTTTTAATTGTACCTTTGATACTTTTGCTGGTGGCCTGCCCTATACTAGCGCTAATTATGATGCTGGTACTTGGTACGAGATTCGTAAATGTAGAGTGAATTTGGATCTTAGCTATGAGTGATTATCACTATGTTTTAATTTCTGTAACTGCATTTTGTATGTTTGTGTTAGGTTTTGGCTTAGGCTTCGATAAAGCAGAAAGTGCGTACCAAAGACAAGCTGTAGCATATGGCTATGGTACTTATGATACTGAAACCAAAGAATTTGTGTGGAAAAGATGATACAAGTATTAATTTTAATTGCTACAATTGCTGCCTTTAGTTTTGGTGGCCCTTATTTAGAAAAAACTGGTGCACTTGTAACTCCGGGTGATGGAGCTTTGTATGCTAGTATTGTAATTTTAGTTATGACATTTTTATTGTGGACTACAAGAGATGACTAATAGAATTAATAGTATGCTTAAAATGCATGGTATAGATGTAGATAAGCGAGAGATTAAAAAGCTAGAAGCTGGCATGAAAAATATGGCTACAGAGATGCGGGAATGCCAGGAAGAAAACGAGCGGCTGAAGAAGCGCATCAACTACTTGGAGATACAAATGTCTCGCAGCGGTTACGAACAAACGCTGGAAGATGCTGAGCGGTGGCAAAAGATTGAGCCAATACTAGATAGAGTATGCCGAACATTAACTAATCCTAGCGGTTTGGTTAAAGGGGAATTGGCATACCTTGTAGAAGAAATCCATGAGATTACAGACGCCGCAATTGACGCGGTAAAGGAGGAGGGTGATGAGTGACGAGTACATACATGGACAGCCAAGTCCAATCCACACCCATTGCCGCGAGCGCATCAAAGAGCTTGAGGCGGATCGAGACAAAGCCTGGGTATTGTTGACTTGGGCAGAGGCTTTGATTCGCAGTCTGAGCGGCTGGCCTGAGACTCATTCGAACGAAGTTGTGGAGTGGAAAGAAGAGTGGCGATTACTGCGTATGCGTAGGAAACAGCGCAGCACCATAGACGAGACAGACGCGGTAAAGGAGAAAAGTGATGAGCCAAAGAAACTCCCAAGCGATTATCAGACTGAATCGGCAGAAGTGTCCGTTCCAGCCAATCGGTATGCAGAATGATGAATAGTGATTTAAAAGGTTTAATGTTTATACTTATTCCAGCAATAGTAGTTTTTCTATTAATTATTGGTATGAGTAATGCTTATAAAAAAGCACCAGAGTTAAAAGAAGTATGTAAAGATGGAGTAGTTTACTACTATTTTTATACTCCTAGTAGATTTGCCTTTTCTCCAAAATTTAATAAAGAAGGTGTTGTAACCTGCGAGGTGAAAGATGTTCGATGAGTTTTTTGACGAGTTTTTTGATAGATTAGATCAACAGCTGGATGCTACTCATTATAGTGGTGAGGACGGGTTCACAGCATTTCAGGAAAATATGAGCGAGGATATGGATTCTATTATAGAGCTGTTAACAGCATTTTTAGGGTTTTAACATGT